CTATTGAAAGGATAAAGTTTAACAGAGCAGATTCATTATATATTTGTACAACACCGGATAGTGACTTATTTATTCCGAGTCCTGACCCAAGTGCGCTAATCTACCCACAAGAAGCTGTAGATAATTTAGACCAAGCAGGCATAGATTCAAACTATACAGCAACTTACTACCCTTGGGTATTAACAAGAGATAGTGTTAATAACACTCAAATCTACTTACCGGCAACGGCTGAGGTTACGAGAAATTTAGCGTTAACTGATAACATTGCTTTCCCTTGGTTCGCTGCGGCGGGTTACACAAGAGGTATTGTAAATGCGATTAAAGCGAGACGTAAACTAACTCAAGAAGATAGAGATACACTTTATCAAGGTCGTATTAATCCAATCGCTACTTTCTCTGATGTTGGTACTGTAATTTGGGGTAATAAAACCCTTCAAATTAGACAATCTGCTTTAGACAGAATAAATGTGAGAAGATTATTACTTCAAGCTCGTAAATTGATTTCTGCGGTGTCTGTGAGACTATTGTTTGAACAAAACGATGCTAAAGTAAGACAAGACTTCTTGGATTCTGTTAACCCTATTTTGGACGCTATCAGAAGAGATAGAGGTTTATATGATTTCCGTGTAACAGTATCATCAGATGCTGCTGATTTAGACAGAAATCAAATGACTGGTAAGATTTATATCAAACCAACTAAATCATTAGAATTTATAGATATCACATTCTATATTACTCCAACCGGAGCTTCTTTTGAGAATATATAATTAAAATTGTTATGACTGACCGGTGAATTCCGGTCGGTTGTAATATAGCCATACAAAAACATATGTTAAAAAATAGAAAATTAATAGAAGGTATTGATGAAACAGGAGCCCCTGATGAAAAATACTACGCATTTGATTGGGACGACAATATTGTATCTATGCCAACTAAAATCATATTAAAAGATGAAGACGGTGATGAGGTAGGTATGTCAACTGAAGATTTTGCTGAATATAGAGAACAAATTGGTAAAGAACCATTTGATTATGATGAACATAAAATTGTTGGATTTGCTGATGAACCATTTAGATATTTTGGTATAAAAGGAGATAAACAATTTATTGTTGACGCTATGTTAGCTAAACCAGGACCAGCTTGGCCTGATTTTGCTGAAGCAATTAACAACGGGTCAATTTTTTCAATCGTGACAGCTAGGGGACATACTCCGTCAGTACTTAAAGAGGGTTGTTATAACTATATTGTTTCTAATTTTAATGGGATTGATTCTGAAGAATTAATAAAAAATTTAGAGAAATATAGAGACTTGGCTGATGAAGAAGAAATCTCTAAAAGTGAGATGATTAGGGAATATTTAAATTTATGTAAATTTTACCCGGTGACTTTTGGTGAGGGTTCTGCAGTCAACCCAGAAGAAGGTAAAATTAAGGCGTTAAAAGAATTTGTGGAATATGTTAAAAAAGTTTCTAATCATATCCAGAAAAAAGCATTTTTAAAAAATAAGATAAGCAATTATTTTATACCTAAAGTAGGTTTTTCAGATGATGATGTAAAAAATGTTGATGTAGTAAAAAAACATTTTGAAAAAGAACCAGAAAACATAATTAAGACTTATTCAACAGCAGGAGGAATAAAAAAAGAATATTAAATAAAAAAACTAGTAATAAAAATCTAGTTAGTTATGCTTAATTATAATTTTTAAAGTTTTAAAAGTAAATAGAAAAAATTTTAATTGAGGATATTTATAAGAATAACAATAAAATAAAATAAAATTAAAAACAATTTAAAATGGCTGATTTATTAATGAAAATGCCCATACCGTATGAACCTAAAAGACAGAATAGGTTTATTGTTCGTTTTCCATCTTCTTTGGGAATTAATGAATGGTTTGTTGAAACCGCGGCTAGACCACATATTACAATTAACGCAACAGAAATTCCTTTTCTAAATACTTCAACATATGTTGCAGGTAGATTTACTTGGGGAACAATTAATGTTAAGTTTAGAGACCCAATTGGACCTTCAGCGTCTCAAGCTCTTATGGAGTGGGTTAGATTATGTGCAGAATCTGTAACAGGTAGAATGGGATATGCTGCCGGATATAAGAAAAACATTGACCTTGAGATGTTAGACCCAACAGGTGTTGTTGTGGAAAAATGGATTTTAGAGGGTTCTTTCTTAAGTGATGTTAACTTTGATTCATTAGGATATTCAATGGACGCTCTTGCATCTATTACGGCAACAATTCGTATGGACCGTTGTATATTAGTTTACTAATTTTCAAAAAATCTATATAATTAAAATATGAATCCATATGTTGTGTAAATGATGTATGGATTTTATTTTTTAAAATATTTAATGTTTATAAAAAAAAGATATTAACTATAATTATTTATAAACAATAAATTATATGGAACAAGATTTAATTAACGCTGCTACTGAAAATTTTTCATTACCGCACGACATAGTAATACTACCTTCTGGTGGAGTATTTTACAAATCCAAAAAGAAATCTATCAAAGTTGGTTATTTAACCGCTAATGATGAGAATTTTTTAATGGGGGCGTCTCAAAATAATAGTAATATTATTATGACCTTATTAAGAAATAAAATTTATGAACATGATTTAAAACCTGAAGAGTTGTTGGATGGGGATGTTGAGGCTATTTTAATTTTCTTAAGAAACACTTCATTTGGTCCTGAATATAATGTAAATTTAGTTGACCCAAAGACATCTAAACAATTCCCGTATACAGTAATTCTTGATGAATTAAATATTAAGAAAACTAGTGTCCAACCAGATGAAAATGGGTTGTTTACTACAAAACTACCTAAAACGGGTCATACCGTAAAATTAAAACCTTTATCTTACGGAGACATTCTTAATCTCTCTACATTAGAGGAGTCTTACCCAGTGGGTAGAACAGCCCCTATTGTTACTTGGAGATTAGCTAAACAAATTGTGGAAATTGACGGTAATTCAAATTCGGGTGATATTTCATTATTTGTTGATTCATTACCAATTATGGATTCAAAATATGTTCGTAATTTTATTAAAGAAAATCAACCATCATTAGACTTAAAACAAACAGTAAAAGCCCCTTCAGGAGACTTGGTAACTTTCGAGATTACCTTTGGGGTGGAGTTTTTTCGGCCTTTCTTCTAATTACCGACAACTTCTAGTAGAAGAATATTATTTACTAGCTAAATTTATTCGAACATCATATAATGATTTTAATATCATGCCAACCTATATGAGAAAATATTTAATTGATAGAATAATCGAAGACAATACGCCAAAACAAGAATAATAAAATTGTTGTTGGCGTATTTATATATAAACACAATTTGATATGGATGATAAGGACGGTTTTATGGGTTCATTAAAGCAAACCTTCAAAGAACTTGGAGAAGCTTTTTGGTCTAATATGGACCCAGCAAGTATTAAAGGAATTTTATATGAGGTAGATGCTGCGGCATCTCAAGTTATGACAACTATGGGTGTTAGTAATCAAAATTTGATTGCTATAAAGGCATCTATGAATGATGCGGCAACTAGTGTTGCGTCTTTAGGTGGTCAATTTAATGAAATTGTTGAAATACAAAAAACAGCGGCAACAACTTTAGGTAGAAATTTAATACTTACTTCAGACTCTTATTCTAAATTATATGCTGCTCAAAAAGTGTCAGGTCAAGGTGTTGATAGTATTATATCGGGATTTAAAGATGCCGGATTTTCTATGTATGACGCATCTTCTCAAATGGAAAAAGTTGTTTTAAAAGCAAATAGTTTAGGGGTTAATTCTTTAAAGGTATCTAAACAGGTTGTTGAAAATATGTCATCGCTTAACAAATTTAATTTTGCTAATGGTGTTGATGGTTTGGCAAAAATGGCCGCACAAGCGACAAGTTTAAGAATTGATATGAGAAGTACTTTAGACATTGCTGATAAATTGTTTGACCCTGAAGAAGCTATTAAAATGGCGGCGTCAATGCAAAGATTAGGTGTGGCTCAAGGTGATTTATTAGACCCGCTTAGATTAATGGATTTGGCTCAAAATGACCCAGCAGAACTTCAGAATCAAATTGCTAAAATGAGTGAACAATTTGTCCGATTGAATAAAGATGGTAATTTTGAAATTATGCCGGGGGCTAAACGTCAAATGAGAGAGATAGAATCCGCGATGGGATTACCGGCGGGACAATTGGCTAAAATGGCTTTAGGTAGTGCTGAATTGGCTGAAAAAATGAAATCTATTAAGTTTCCGGGTGGGGATGTAACTGAAGACCAAAAAACTATGATTGCCAATATGGCTGAAATGAATAAAGGTACGGGAAAATATGAAGTTAGTTTTACAGGTGAAAAAGGTGAAAAAGTAATCTTTC